CCCATGTACTACTCGACCGAAGTTAAAGAAGCCGCCAAACGCCTGTTTCTGCGCCGCTGTAAGGCCAAGGAAATTCAGGCGCAGCTCAACCTGCCCAACATCCGGATCGTCTACTACTGGATCCGTCAGGGAGGTTGGGAAGACATGCTGTCGGACGAAGAACCGCTGACTGCCGTCGGCCGGCGGATCACCCTGCTCCTGGACAAAGTTGGCAGCCTGTCCAAAGACGACCTCAACGAACTGGACCGACTGACGGCCGTTCGCGAGCGCCTGCTGAAACAAGCGGCCAAGCCCGCACCGGTGGCGGCATCGAACGGCGAAGACCTGGGCCAGCCCCAGGAACCGCGCAAACGCTCGCGTGGTGAACGCTCCAGCCGTGGCGAAGGCGGTGACAGGAAGAAGGAAAAGAAAGCCAAAAACGACATCAGCGGGCTGACCGAAGTCGACTTCCTGGATAAGTTCATCAGCAAGATGTACCGCTATCAGCAGGAGTTGTTCGCTGCCAAGCAAAACCCGCTGACGAGCCGGATCCGCAACATCCTCAAAAGCCGCCAGGTCGGTCTGACCTACTACTTCGCCGGCGAAGCGTTCATGGACGCGGTACTCACTGGCGATAACCAGGTGTTCCTGTCGGCCAGCCGCTCGCAATCGGAGATCTTCCGCAGCTACATCATCCAGTTTGCCAAGCAGTGGTTCGACATCGAGCTGACCGGCAACCCGATCACGCTCAGCAACGGCGCCGAACTGCGCTTCCTGTCGACCAACAGCAGCACCGCCCAGGGCTACCATGGCCACGTGTACGTGGATGAGTACTTCTGGATCCGCGACTTCGAAAAACTCAGCACCGTGGCCAGCGCCATGGGCACCCACAAGAAGTGGCGCAAAACCTACTTCTCGACGCCCAGCGCAGTGTCGCACCAGGCGTACCCATTCTGGTCGGGCGAGGAATTCCGCAACAGCAAACGCGGCAAGAAAGCCGGAGGCACCTGGCCCACCGAGGCGTCCTACACCCAAGGCGCACTGTGCCCCGACGGCCAATGGCGCAAGACCATAACCATCCAGGATGCGATCGATGGCGGCTGCGATCTGTTCGACCTCGAGCAGCTGCAGCTGGAGTACGACGAAGACAAATTTCAGCAGCTGTTTTACTGCAAGTTCATCGACAGCAGCCAGAGCGCGTTCGGCCTCAAGGACCTGGAGCGCTGCTATTCCGACCTGTCGTTGTGGGAGGACTACAACCCAGAACTGGACCGGCCTTTCGGCAACAGCCCGGTGTGGCTTGGCTACGATCCGAGCCGTACCCGCGACGACGCTACGTGCGTGGTGGTCGCCCCGGCGCTGGAGCCTGGGGCGAAATTCCGCATCCTGGAGAAGCACAGCTGGCGGGGGCATTCGTTCAACTACCAGGCCGCCCAGGTCAAAAAGCTCACAGAGCGCTTCAACGTCCAACACATCGGCATCGACATCACCGGTGTCGGCTATGGCGTGTTCGACCTGGTGCGCGACTTCTACCCGAAAGCCACGCCGATCCATTACAGCCTTGAGACCAAGAACCTGCTGGTTCTCAAGGCCCAGGACACGATCCAGGGCAGCCGCATCGAGTGGGACGCCGGCTGGACCGATATCGCCCAGGCGTTCCTGACCATCAAGCGCGGCACCACCACCAGTGGCCAAGTCACCTACAGCGCTTCGCGCACCGACGCCACCGGCCACGCCGACATCGCCTGGTCAATCATGCACGCCCTGTTCAATGAACCCCTCAACACCAACAAGCGGCGCCGTAGCCGCTACGTCACGAGCGGAACCAATGCCCAAGCCACCACACAAAAAGCCCCAAACCAGCCAACAGGCGCGACAGCCGCAGCCCATGCGGGCGTTCACCTTCGGGGAGCCCGAACAGGTGCTGTCCGGCAACATCGGCGAGTACCTGGGGGTGTTTCTCAGCGACGACGGAGAGATCTACAAGCCGCCAGTGTCGCGGGCGGGCCTGGCCAAGCTGCTGCGCGCCAACGCGCACCACGGCGCCATTCCCAAGTTCAAACGCAATTTGCTGTTGCGTGAATTCATCCCGTCCGAGGGCTGCAGCACGCAGACCATGGGCCGAGCGAGCCTGGATTACATGGTGTTTGGCGAGGCGTACTTCTATCGCGATACCAACGCCTTCGGTGAAGTGCTGGAGATGCAACACCTGCCGGCGATCAACATGCGGGTGAAGGTCGACGGCGGATTCAGGATGCTACTGCCCGACAGCAAATACATGGACTTCGACCAGGACGAAATCGAACACGTCCTGGACTACGACGTGGAACAGAACATCTACGGCGTGCCCGACTACCTGGGCGGCCTGCAGGCGCTATTGCTCAACGAAGCCGCAACCCTGTTCCGCCGGCGCTACTACAGCAACGGCGCGCACGCGGGATACATCTTCTACACCAACGACCCGGACCTGACCGAGGAAGACGAAGACAACCTGCGAGCCCAGATCAGTGCCAGCAAGGGCGTGGGCAACTTCCGTTCGATGTTCGTCAACATTCCCAACGGTAAGGAAAACGCGATCCAGATCATCCCCGTGGGGGACTTCCAGGCCAAGGACGAGCTGGAGAAGGTGAAGAACATCACCCGCAACGACGTGATCGCTGCCTGGCGAATGAACCCTGCCCTGGCTGGGATCATCCCGGAGAACAACGGGGGGTTTGGGGATATCGAGAAGATCGACCGCGTGTACACCAGCAACGAGATCAGGCCGATTTGTCAGCTGTTTAACCAGGTCAACGACACACTGCGCCAAGACAGGAAAATCAACTGGAGAACGCCAGAAGAACCACAACAAACCACTGAATAGATACACAGTATTTAGTGATTATAACCAACTAGAAAGGCATAATGATGGCTATTACACCCTGGGGAGGGACCCATGCGTATCTACTGCACTGCCTGCGATCACAAAGGGCGAATCAGCTCACGGGAGGAGATTACCCGGGGATATGTGAAACTGTATTGCCAATGCCTGGACGCTCAGTGCGGACACACGTGGGTTTCCGAGCTGACGTTCAAGCACTCCTTGCGGCCGCCGACGCAACGCCTAGAAACGCTCCTGTTCGAACGCATCAGGAACTTGCCAGCGGAACAACAGCAGGAGCTATTTCTCCAAGTTGGCGCTTCACAACCAGCCTGACTGTCGGGCCAGACTCACTTACTCCTCGCCTCACCCAATCCTCACCGCTGCAGTGCCACCAGGGGGCACTGTTCCGCACCGTTCTCGGCTTCCGCATCGGAATGCCTGCAGCGCAGGCATATAAGCCGCCGACACATTCTCATCTGACTCCCACTATCGTGGCGCGGCGTTACCCGCGCAGCGGCCGATTGCCCGTCAAACCAAACCCAAAAATCTCAGGTGCGCTGACCGTACATGCCCGCGATCGCCGACCGTGAATTTTACAACTCGCCTCGGCGCGCCCAATTACCGCTTTGTGGCCGCTGGATCGCCAGCACCGAGTGCTGGGCATCTAGCATGGGTGCAGGGCACTGCCCTGCCGCTGGGCGGGCGCGTAGCCCGCGATCCTCATCAAAAGCTGAGCGCAGCGAACTGAGCCCTTGGGCGAAGGCATCAACTTGTACCCAACACACAGGCCCTGTGGACACATCGAAAGTCTCTTTTTTATACCCGTAGGGGTTACTGAGCGGGGTTTAAAATTCCATTTATTTCAAAGACATCATGGTTAGACCGCGCTAGCGCCGGCGGCGCAGAGAAATGACGTTAGAAAACAGGCGCGAACGTGGCAGTTTGCCTGTACGGCGATATGCGCCAGCACGGATGGTATGGATCGAGGAGGTTTTTTCGGTGGCCAGGCGTGACCTGGCCTCGCGAGAGTCGCGATTATTGCGGAGGGGTGTTGTCTTTCTTGACCTGGACACTGCGCAGTAGCTGCGCCAGCTGGCTGTCCACGGTCACGACAGGGGGTTTGTCGGGCTCGTATGGAGGCTTTGTGCCGCCGTGGCCATGTCTACCCGGAATCATTTCATCCGCCTGTCCATGCGCTTCTGCGGCCTTGCGTGCCTCGCTCTTTTGCCAGTTGCTACGGGACTCAAGCCGGCGCAACTCTTCCAGGGATGCTTTTTCCTGGCGTGCTGTGCGCAGGGCGCTGATATCGCGAAGGGCCTTCTCCCTCTTCTTGATCGCGGCCTTCTTGGCTCGATACCAGAGATAGCTCAGGCCCAAATCCGCGAAGAACTGTTCCGTGAAGCGGACCAGGACACGAGTACGCACCAGGTTGAGCCCCTTGGCGTCCTCTTCATCCAGCCGCACTTTCTCAATGCGCCGGTAGGCATAACCAGCCTGCTCAAGGCCGTGCATCAAGCGGTTAAAGGACGCGGGCGACATACCGCTGTCCTCTGCGATATTGCACTGTGTGCTGAGGCAATATCGCCCCTCCTCGACCTCCAACCACCCCAGAACACCAGTGGCCAGGTCCAGCCGAAGCAGTATCTGCTCGGATGACTTGGCCAGCGCTGCAAACTTCTCGGAACGGGTCCGGCGGCCCCCGTGAATGGTGTCCAGCTCGCGCAGGTATGTGCCACGCAGATCGCCCCCCATACGGCTTAACCGGTTGAAAGCCTGGCGCAGCAAAGGGTTTTTCAGTTGATCCGCAGTTAGATGACGCTTTTCCTTGTATCGCGCTGGACGGGCAGGAGCACGCAGGGCCGCATGAGGGGTTTTCTTGTCACGATGAACGGCCGCAGGTCGGCCCTTCTTGGGGCTGCCCGTGCGGCCGTTTGCCGATCGCGAGAGGATGTCCTTGTCCAGGGAAGTCACAGAGGCTAGTTCACCCGGGACAAGTGGGGCTTTTGGGGCTGCTCGAGCAGAACATTCTCGGCGCGCGAGCGGAGTTCGCAGCAGCGTGCTTCGACCGATCGGAGCTTATCGACGAAACCAGGTAGCTTGTCGACGTCCTGGAAGTCGATGTGACCGTCTGCAAGGATCTCGCTGCCCAGGGCAACAGTGTCGCCCAGCCGCGCCACAAGCTGACCGAACGCACCCAGCGGGTTGCCTTCACTATCCTGCTCGCGCGCACCAGTCAGGCCGTGACGGCTGGCCAGTTCATTGATGCAATCGTCTTTGAAGTCGCCCTCAAGAGCGTCTACCCACGCCTCCTCGAGCCAGCACGGCAGATCTACCTCACCGTTGAGCCAGCGGCCAACGCGGCGCAACCAGGCCCCTGATGCT